AAAGTCAAAGCGGTCGGCGGTGTAGTAGCGCGTCTGGCTTGCCGTCTGTCCAAAGCCGACCTTTGTGTCGACGTAGTTGTTGATCAGTTGATCAGCAGCGTCAAGGACTGACTGCAGCGGAGTATCGTCAACGGAGTCAGTCACCCCGATGCTGCTCTTGAACTCGGCAAGCGTGGCGTAGCTCATCAGTTGCCCACCGTCATGAGGGTGACCGTCTGGGTGCCAGAGTTGCTCACGGCATAGAGTGCGTCACTTGGCTGGAGTCGAATCTCCAAGGGGCCAGCGGCTGAGTCAAGGCGCATCCCGGTGCTGCTGCTCACGGTCGCTCCGCCAACCCAGATGGTGACCTGCGTGTGCAGGTAGACGATGCAGCCGTCAGTGTCAGCCTGAACGAGCAGCGTCGGCGTGGATGCGTTGATGCTTTTCTGAACGCTTGCAACTGCCATTAGTTTCTCCCCTTGCGTGGCTTGGAGGTTGTCTTCGGCAGTGTAGCGCGCTCGGGCTGCTCCTCAACGGTTGCACGCTCCTGCACTTGTGGAGTGAGCACTGGGACGGCGTAGCCGTGGCTGATGAGGTTCACGGCTTCGCTGGCTGGCAAGTCAATCTCGCCGCCAATGGCGGGCCATGGCTGCCCGTTGCGGGTGCCGTCTAGTCGATAGATGAGTCGCACTTTCATGTTGCCCTCCTGCTAATGGTGACGGGGAGCCGAGCCGAAGCCCGACTCCCCGCCGCCTGCGAGTCTAGTCCCGAAGGATTAGACGTTCGCGCCCTTGAACGTCTTGACGGCGTTCGGGTCAATGAGTCCCGTTGCACCACGGAGGATTCCGCGATACGAGACAAGGCCCGTGCCGAAGGCGAAGGAGCGGTCAGCTTCGATTGCAGGCGCCCCAGCGATGGCAGTGTACACGCTTCCAAGATCGCCGAAAGCGATCGAGAGAGCTTCGTCACCGTTGTCGACGAGAGCGGCTGAATAGACTGGGAAGCCAAGGATCGTGTCTGGGCGGTTCTGATCGCCCGGCACGAAGATTGGTCGGCTTGCGCCGTCAACGAGTCCCATGACTGCACCAAGCGTGGTGTCGTTCATGAGGAAGCCGCGCTTCGCAGCGCGACGATACTGCTGCTTCACCGAATAGATGAGGCTGACAAGGTTCGCGTAGGTTGGGGCAACTGCCGCACCCTGAACGCCAACCGTGGCTGCAGCGGCAACAGCAGGAGCAGCAACTGCCCCGTGCGCGACGCTGAGTTCAGCAGCCAGCTTCTCCGTGGCCCATGAGGCTACGTCGAACATCTGATCCTGAACAGTCTCGATTCCGACCTGAAGAAGCGAAGCGTACTTCACTGGCGTCAGGCTGAGGGACGAGTTCGTGCCGTCCGACTCACCGATCGACGAGCCTTCGGAAACTGCGGCTGCAGTGCCGAGAGCGGTCGTTCGTGGAAGAGCAAGAACGTTGCCCTTCTCGAGCTGGATGACGGAAACAACGGCAGGATCAACGAACGGGTTGACCTGACCAGCGGTGATCCAGAAGCGGTCACCCTGCTCAACTGCCTGCGTGAAGGTCGCCTTCGTGATGTCACGAAGCTCAACCGTGCCGCCGTCTCGGGCGATTCGGCGAAGCTCAGCGGACAGGTCACGGGTCGACTCAGTCGCCGGGGCGAAGGCAACAGCCTTCTCCGAGCGAGCAGCGTCGGCTGCGGCACGGGCCTCAGCAGCGATCTTCTCTGAAGTGATGGCGGAAGCAACAACTGAAGCCTCCGAAGTAAGGGCGTCAAAACGAGCCTGTGCCTCAGCCGAAAGGGCTTCGCCCTTGGCTGCTGCATCTGCAACGATGCCCGAAGCATCAGTCAACAGCGCGGCGCGCTTCTCAGCCAGATTCTTGATGCTGTCCATGTTGGACTCCTTCATCTTTCTCTGGGTTTACACAATACGCCGAGCCACCTATCCGACGCTTCTGATGATCAGCCAGAAGAACCGTGGCGCGTGGGCTGTTGGGAGTTTATCCCTTCAACTGCTCCAACTTCAGGCGGGCTGCCACAATGGTGTGGTGCTCGCCAGCCGGGGCAGTTGCTTCAATGACAGGCTCGGGTGCTGCGCCTAGCTTGGCGCGCACTGCGTCGAGCAGCGCCGTCTGATCAGCGTCAAGAGTGTTGCCAGCCTTGACGGCTTCAAGAGTCTCAACGAGAGCGTCGCCGTCCACGCCGATCTTATTCGGCGCGATCTTGCGCACGGCGGTCAGCCCGAGCGTTGCAGGGTATGCAGGAGTATGGCCCGAGAGCGTGGAGACTTCGAGCAGCCCAATCTCAGTCAGGGTGCGGCTGCCGTCTTCGTGCCACTGCTGCCCGTTCTTCGGCACGGTGAACCCGAAGGACATGCCCATCGCCTTGGCTTCGTTCGTCAGCTTGCTGATAACGGCGGCGGCATCTGGGTCGGCTGGGTCAAGGCGAGCCTCAACCTTCAAGCCAACGGTATCTTCGCTCAGGGTCAGTCGCCCGCTCGCGGTCGTTGCCAGCATGCGGCTCTCATCATGACCATGCAAGAACTTGATGACGCGGCGCCCCTGCTCCGCCTGCTTGATGGCGCGCGCGAAGGCACCGTTGGCGATGCGCTCGATGAACGGAAGCCCCTGCGATTCCGCGCCAAAGACGGCGGCGTATCCCGTGAAGGTCTTCTGTCCGTCTTCGCCTTCGGTGACCGTGAAGTCGCCGAGCGGCAGTGCGCGTGTTTCGTGCTCTCGTGCCATTGAGTTCTCCTCAAGCTGCGATGTGTTGTTGATACTATCCGCCCAAGCCAGCACGCGATCGGCGCCGTTTGTGTCTACGGGATTGACGCCCCAGAGTAGGGCGGAAACGGCTCCGGGGCCCGGGAAGCGTTCGTCTTCTGGGTCGCTGTTCTGAGGTACGCCTTCCCAGTCGCCACGGTGTCGGCGAATCCACGGAGCCATACGGGCAACCTTCTCATCATCCACGCGCCCGTCGGCAAGTTGACGCGCTTCACGGATGGTGGCTGGCTGCAAGCCGTCGCCGCCGAGCCCGCCTTCGTAGGCTTCAAGCCCAGCCTTCGCTGCAGCTGCGATGTAGTTCGGCACGTTGACAATGGCGCGCTCTTCGTCCGTGATGAACTGCTCTGGCGTGTAGGCTTCAATCCCCAAGCCCTGCGCCATCTCGCGCACGGCTGGGTCGTTGTCGATTGCATACTCCAACTCTGAGCCGTACTGCTCCTTCAGGAGTCCGAACTTGTACTCCTTGAAGGCGAGCCCGGTGGCGAAGGCGCTGCCCTCAAAGTCGTTCAGGTGAATCTCCTCAACGCCAGCCACGCCGTACTCCTGCAGCCACGCGCGTGTCTCAGTCAGGCGGTCAATCTTGCGCGCGCTGACGATGATGACCTGCGCGTCGCCGCTCATGACCTTCTCGTTGAGTGCGTCAATCAGTGGCTGGTTCGGCTGCTCGTTGTCAAGAACGAGAGTGCCGTCTAGGTCAACGATGACGTAGCTCACGCCTGCGGCTCCTCACCTACGGTGCCGATGTTGAGCGGCTGGCGGAAGGCGTCACCATCAGGGCCCACTGGCGGGCGATCCTCAAGGGTGCGCACTTCGTTCAGGCTGAGGAAGCCGTTGTTGAGTGCCACGGCGTAGGCGTCGAATCGCTCCTTCGTCAACGGTCGCAGCATGCTGTCAACGTTGAACTTGATGAAGGTGGTGTCGCCAACGATGAGCCGCTGGAAGCCTGCTTCTAGCCGAGCGATCAGGCTGCCGAGCCCAAGCATCAGCCACTCGCGGCTGACAATCTCCAGCGAGTTATAGGATGAGTTGCCCCCGGGCAGCTGTAGAAGATGCAGCGGTACCCCATACAGCCTAGCAATGGCCTGAGTGCCTGCCTCCATGTTCTCGACGATTGCCAAATCTGAAGGGTTGAAGCCCATGCTCTGATAGTCGGCGCCGCCCGTTAGCACGGCGATCTTGTGCATGTTGCGGAGCCCTTCGTGACGTCGTCCGAACGATGCGCGCAGGCTCTCCGCCTGATCGGCAGTGAGTTCACCCGGCACTGTCACCAGCCCGCTGACGGATGCACCCTGCTCAAAGAACTTGGCGGCGTACTCTGTCGTCGCCTTCGCAAGTCCAAGCGTTGTCTTGTGATGCTCAACTGGTGAGAGCCCACGCAAGTCTTCGCCAACTCCGAAGAGTGTAATGTGCACGATGTCGTTGTCCGTCAAGTCAACGGAGCCAGCCGTCGTCTTGACGCGATAGATTGGCGCGCCAGTTTCAGTGCGCAGCACCGTCACCTTGCGTGGGTCTAGGAGGCGAACTTCCACGATTTCACCGTTGTCCCCGCGCAGGATCATGAGGAAACTGTTGCCGTCAATGAGCAAGCTAGTTGTGGTGCGATGGATCAAATCCCAGCGCGTGTAGTTCTTGTTGTTGGGCACGGGATTATCCAGCCAGTTTGGTCGAGTCACTGGACGACGCACTCCACGGTCACGGATGAAGACGCCGACTGGCATGCTTGCAACGGTGTCGGCGTAAAGCTTCACGGCAGCGTAAAGAGCGCCGATGGTGGTGGCGTTCTTCTCGTTGAGACTGGTGCCTGCGGCGTCCACGTCAACAGCCCACATGCCGCCGACTGCTCGCTCTTCGCTTTGACGTCCAAGAAGACGGTCAACGATTCCCATGTTTCTCCTTACAGCTCAATGAACGCGACTGATGCGCGCGGCTTCTCCGCAGGTGTTGCGCCTAGCGTAGCAGCACGCCCCCACGCCATGATCGCTGCCACGCACAAGTCAATCTTCTTGCCTGAGTCCTTGCCCTTGCGCACCTGAACACCGTAGCGCGTAGTGTAGGGCGTGGCTTGGCTGACGTGCCGGGCGATGCGTGGATCACCGTCATGCTTGAGCCGTCCGTTCACCACGGCATCGTAGAAGGCAGCAGTCGCTGGGGTCATACGCGCTGGGCTCTGGGGATGCTCAACGACGGGAAGGCCCGCCTGCTGCCAGCGTTCCATGACGGACTGCCATCTGAACGGGTCGCAGTTGATCTCGCGCACGGCGTAGGTTTTGCAGAGTTCTTCCATGCGCATCTCAACCTCCTCAACGGGGACGCGCCAACTCAGGTCGTCGATCGGACGCTCCCAGAGTCCGAGCACGAAGACGGCATGGTCAGTGAGACGCACGCCGACGATCGCCGTCGAGTCGTTGCTGAAGGAGCCGTCGAATCCCACCACCAGCGGGTCGCCATCCTGCAGCTGCAGAGTGGTGTCAGCGCAGGCGTCCCACGTCCCAGCAGGCAAGAACGCCTGCCCAGATGCGGCGAACTGGTTGAGCCGCTTCGTCCGAAACTCGGCTTCGGGCGTGCGCATCTTCGCTGACGTCAAGTCTTCAAGGCTCAGGAGCGGCGGCGTTGAGAGCAGTCCGGGGTTGGCTTGCGCCCACTTCTCAGGGTTCGTGTAGGCGTCGTCGTCGGCTTCGTACCACGCCATCCCAAGGGTAGGGTCGTCATGCTCGCCCGTGATGCGACGGCGTGCCAACTGGTAGAGCGTGTACGCGATGGAGTCCATGCCCGTCTGATCCGTGCGCTGCCCAGCCGTGGTGATCGCCAAGAAGAGCGGGCTGCGTCGGGCGCCCATTGAGAGTGAGAGCACGTCGAACAAGTCACGGTTGGGCCATGCTGCCAACTCATCCGCCAGCACTAGTGTGGCGCTGAGTCCTTCTTTCGTGTATGCCTCAGACGACAACGCGCGCCAGATGGTGCCCGTCGGCTTGAACTCCAGCGTGTCACGGAAGACTCGAATCTGCTCAGCCAGCATGGGGCTCATCTCGACTGCGCGCTTAGCGTGCGCCATCACGAGCTTAGCCTGATCCCTATCCGCAGCGGCTGAGTAGATCTCACCCCCCTGATCGCCGAAGAGTCCGAGCGCCAGCGGCACGGTTGAGAGCAGCGCCGTCTTCCCGTTCTTGCGGGCTGCGCCCACCATGAAGAAGCGGTGCGTATAGGTGCCGTCTGCCTTGCGTGCTAGGGCATGGCGCAGTAGGTTGCGCTGCCATGGGCGGAAGGTGATCGGCTCGCCCGAGAGCCCGCCGATAGAGTCCTTGGCGATGGGCACCAGTGCTTCGCCGAAGTCAGCGACTTGATCGCCCTGCGAGCGGTCAAGGTCAGCCTGCGCGGTAGGCGTCAGCCAGCGCGGGGGCCAGTCGGGAGTGCTGCGAACTTCTCCCGAAACTCTTCGAGCAGAGTCCTTGCCTGCACCATTGCGATGCCGAGCCTTGCGCGGTCGCTTGGCGTCAGCCCCAGTGAGCTCATCCATTTGTAGATTCTCTCCTCCGTTGCGGTGCGCATCCCCCAAGCCGGGTGAGCGTAGGCGTAGCCCTTATCCGTGAAGAGCACCACGCCGTCCACCTCCAGCCTAGCAGTAAGCATCGCCAGCATCTGCTCATCCTTGCAGAGCATCGTCAACGCTTCTCGATCAGACTCGGCAAGCCAGTCGCACGCCGACGTGATCCGAAGCCAGACGCCCTGCCCGATCGGGTCAAGGCCCTCAGGCAGCTTCAGATTGTCGAGCGGCGCCACCCCAGAGCCCTGCTTGGCGGGCATGCGAGAAGGCTGCAACGTGCCACGCTTCGCCTTGACTTCGTTCGGCAATGCCTTGCGTCCCACCTGCTCAATACCCCCCGGGGGTATTTTTGCACATGCACGCTTCCCCATCGTCGCTGGATACCTGAGGGTATGTCATCGGCAGATTCTAACCCCCCCTAGGTGTGCTTCGTCTTCTTGCCGTGGCAAGAACGGCAGAGCACTGCGAGCATGTGCTTCGGCACCACGGGCGACTGCCCCGGCAGAAGGGGCACGATGTGATCAACGGTC